ATGTTCTTATATGGGAAATCAGCAACACAATCCAGATAAACATCTTCACTGGGATAGAAGTAAATCTGGCGATGAATTAAATGCACTTACTCGCCACCTACTTGAGGCAGGTACAATAGATACAGATGGAGTGCGCCACTCAGCTAAAGTTGCGTGGAGAGCTCTTGCTAATCTACAGAAAGAGATAGAGAAGGATAAAAGCTTAAATTAGGGCGTTTAAATTCACAAAGGTATCTGAGTATCACTTGAGTGGAGAAGTGCTCTTAAACCCCAAAACGCAAGGCTTAAAACGCCTGTTATCACTTTATAACATACATACCTTTTGGAATACTTCGAGTAAGTAGGTATTGAATTGCGTACCGACTTCCATCAATGCTGTGATTCCAATTATCCTGTGGAATACTACCCTTTAGCTTCCAAGCATAATTATTGAACTCCTTAATTGTATTGATAGATTCTTTATCTACAATAATATCGTAGTCTTGCATTAGAGCGATTCCTGTCAATATACTACCCTTCTTCTTTATCGTTGGCGTTATATTGAGTCCTTTAGTCTTCAGTTCGCTTATAAGTCGAGGCTCACTGTTATCGCACACTATAAGTTGTTTTCCTGCGATTCTACGGCACATCTCAAATATATTGGAGGTTGACATACCTGCTTTGTAGAAGTGCTCTCTAATCCATATTATTTTGCGTGTCTTGTCTATTGCAACCTCCGTAAGTACAGAAGGGTCTGCTGAGAAACCAAAGTCGAGTCCAAAGATTGTGTCTTGATTGTTATCGAACTCTCCAATGCGCCAATGGGTAAATACAACTCCCTCTGCTCTATCTAACCAGCCACCTAATATCTGGTGCTTATATTTATCTGGTCGTCTTGTTCTCATATCCTCTACTTGCGCCACAAATGATTCAGACAGGTGTTTCTTATTGTCTAAGTATGTAGTGTGAACGTAATTCACATTCTCCTTCTCTCCGTTGTGCCCATCAGCAATACCTCTGTTCTGAAAGAACCTCTGATATATCCAATGTTCTTTTGTAGTGGGGTTTAGAATTAATATACATCTGTTTTGCGTACCCATCGCCCTTACAGAGTAATCTATCTTATCAAACGATTCTTCGTCTGTAAGCTCCTCCGCCTCATCCAATACAAACGTAGTAACACCCTGAATGGACTTTAGCTTTGCAGTTTGGTCTCCACTGGCGGTTTTGATACCACTGAAGAATATACTACTCCCTGTAAGATTGTTTATGATTTCAGTCTTTGTGACAGTAAAGTTGCCGCCAATACCCATAAGGTCTAACTTCTCCAGAAACTCTGGTATAATCGACATACTTGCTGAAGTCATCGTATATCGAGTAAAAAGTATCTTATGTCCTTTTTCGTAAGTGAGTAATACTAAGAACGTATTTACTGCAAAAGACTTTCCGCTACCTCGCCCACCAGTACAGATATGGTATCTGGATGGAGACTTAAATAACGAATGATACTTTGGATTAAGATTAACATTCTTCATTACTCAGTGATAGGTATAACGCTACAGAACGAACACTGCTCCTCGCATCTCTCTCTACCTATCTCATATTCAACACAATCAAATCCCTTCTTCTCACTAAAGAACGGAGAATAACTATTCTTTATTTTCTTTGCCATCGTCTTGTATTTCAGCGTCAATATCAATAGTTTTCTCTGGGTCTAAGAATGAGATTACAGGAATGTTAACCTCCTGCTTCACATTCAAATCTTTTTGTTCTTTTGGTTTACCATACTTGTACTCCCATAACAGGCGTAAATGTGGGAATGAATCCTTACTCATATTTGCGAGTGCTTCCCACGCTTTCTTCTCACTACCAAAGGCACGTTTCATTGAACCAAGAGCGAAGTTCTTTATCTCTTCTTCTTTAGCTTTTGGTTTACGCCCTTGTCCTCTTGATATCCCCTTAACAGCTCCGTTGTTTCTACGCCCATCAGAATACTTCTGGTGCTCTTCTTTTATAATCGTTGGTTTGTTTGTCGGTTGTTGTTTAGGTGCTGGTTTTGGCTTTGGTTTAGCCTTAGCTTCTTCTTCTTTGCGTTTCTTATCAGCTAACCATTTTTGAGTCTTAACGCTGATAACTCCCTGTTTCTTAAACTCTTGCTCGTCAGACATACACCATCTTTAATTAAAGTAACTACTTTTTATCTTTGGCGTTTTCTTCTTTGGGTAGTTTATCAATTATCGCCTGAATCATCATATAGAGATTAGAAGTAGCTTTTTCCAAATTAGCTATCCTTTGAGCCTGTGTCCATTTCTTCTGTTTCATTCTATAGCACTATATATCTTAGTTTTTTGATTAGGAACTTTAATCTCTTGTTTAGCTGCCTCAGCTAAGAAAGCAAGTTTTTGAGTTATCTGCTCAACCTTATCTTTAGGTAGGTCATAAATAATATCAGATATCTCCTTACACTGTCTTACAAGTTTTCTTTGCGCTCTCAGTTTAGATTCAAGTATTTTATTCTTTAAGTACACATCTGAGATAGCATCGTTCTGCAAACTAATTTCTCTTGTGTAATCATTTAGTACAGAGTGAAATCTATCTCTCAACCATTCGTCTTGTTCAAATATATTATCAAACTTATTGATTGCACTTAATATAGTGCCGTGATTCTTTTTGAACATCTTACCTATCTTAGTATAAGTATGCTTATGAAATTTCTTGAGAACTTTATACATAATCATTCTTGCATATACATACTTCCTCTCTCTTGTTTCTTTCAATGGGTCAGCCTTGCAGTGCTGTTGTGTTATATCTCTTAATGTATCAAAATCAGTATTCATCTAATTCTTCTTTAAATAGAACGTAAGCATTCGATAGACCTTGACAAGCCTCATAGTTCTCCTCATCCTTGAAGTGCTGGAGTAGATACTTTAATTCATCTACTTTCAGCACTCCCATTCTGAGTGACAAAAGAATGTCTTCCTTATATTCTTCTATTAATAATTTATAATCGTCTTCAATCAAAGTGTGCCTCGAATAGTATAGTTGTGCAATTCATTCATACCATTCTCTATCTCATCCGTATATACTTGAACTGCTCTTTCTACTAAACTTGCGCCTAAGTTATAAAATTCTTCGGAAACATCAAAGATTCCTATGTCATAAGTTTCTTTGTTTATCGCCAGATAATATATATCCTTATAATCTACATCGAATAACTTGCTGTAAATGTAGGCTTGACACATATACTTGTACTTCTTTGCACTCCAGTGAAACTCATTCATATCGCTACTGGTCGTCTTTAAATCAACCATACGCCCTGAACCTAAAGCATCTGCTTTACCTCTGAAGGGTTTACCAAACATCATATTCATTGATGGCACTTCTTTATCAGTGCCCTCTAATAGTTCTCTGGCGTATTTATTATCGTGAATCGCCTTAGCCATATACATAGCTGAGTCGTGCTCTTTCATTGTATAGCTCTCTGAGTTCTCGCTAAGTGCCTCTTTGAATGCTTTGGTGTTTCTACTCTGTACATTTACAAAGTTTAACTTATCGAACTTCTCTGGCTCTAAAACCGCCAAGTGAACGAGCCTCCCCTGCATAAGCGCAGGGGTGTCGCTCCGTTGTCTTAATGATTTTAAGTAAGCCTTTGGAGAATCCAAAAGTGTCTTTACCGAACTACTGCTAAGAGCGTACTTTCCCAAGTACCCATAGTAGAACTCATCACTATCCATCTCTTTCAGTATTTCATCGTATTGCCAGAACTTTCCATCCAGCGTCATTATTGTATGCTTCATATCTATTCTGATTTCATTGTTCCATCAGGGTAAACCCAAACACCATCTGACAGATATTGAGCTCCTCCTTTAAACCCTTCAGGTGCAAGTTCACTTAATGATTCATAAACTTCCATATTAGCTTTTCTGTGTAATTCATCTTCAGTATAAAATTCAGTATGCTCTTTACAATCTGAGCATAAATCAGTTTCAAACATAGGCTTAGCCCAGCAACATTCGCTATATTTAATCATATCCAAGTGTGTGGGTGAAAGTGATTGAACACACCCCACAAAGTTTTTCTTATTTCCTCTTTGCGTTGCTTGTATTCGTCTGTTTCCATATAAGCTCTCTCTTCTTGAGCCTCATAGTATTGGCGTTCCATATCCTCATAGAACTTCCTTTTACTATCGTCTTCAGCCTCCTGCTGTTGTCTCTCAATAAACTTTATAAACTCTTCTCCTGATTTTCCCATTATCGTATATATTTAATTGTGTATTTAATAAACTTCTCTATCCAGTTAAGGGATTTCCTTAATGGTATCTCTACTCCGTGATATATAACAAGGAGTATAGTTTCTAAGCAAAAGAACACAATAAGTGTTACAATAGCTATAGATACTCGTAAAAGATTAAGGGGGTGTAATATAATTCTCTTTATAATCATTCGTACTTGATTTGAGTACAAATATATAAAAGAATTATTTAACAAACAAAATTGTTAATTACTTTTTGGGGTTGAACTGGTCTTTAAAGATTGTTTGGCAAACACTGTAACGCTGGTCTCTATCTGGAAACTCCTCTCCCATTTTGGCGTTACCCATACATCTTTGAATGAAGTCTTTGTTTTTCTCGTATTTCTTAGGTCGTAGTAGTGGCATCAGAATTTACATTTAGGACAATTCCATTT